TTTTCTATTGATTTTGCGTAAATACATCTACCCATGCATGTCCAAGTAAGTCGCGCGTCGCCTTTTTTCGATGATTGTATAATAGCTGGCCAACTGGAGGTACGATTCCGTGATCTTTATATCGGAGTGCCCAAGAATACGAGACAGCTCATATACATCCCCTATTCCATACACGAGAAAATTGGTCGCGAAGGTGTGCCTAAAAAGATGCGCATGTAACCGGGGCACCCCTGCCGATTCTCTTAACCGCCGAATCATAATCGCGATGCCTGCCGTATTCATAGGTTTGCGTGTACGGCTTAAAAACAAGTATTCATCATCCATAGCCGCATCAGCACGGCGACGTTTGTGTATGTAGTGCAGCAGCGCGCGGCGGGCTTTAATGCCTACAGGAATAATGCGCCCCTTGCGACCTTTACCCATCACCATTACATAACCTTTTTGAAAATTTATATCTTCATTCTTGATTCCCGTAACCTCTGCTAGTCGCAGGCCACAATCCACCATCAGCATAACAATGGCCATGTTGCGCAAGTCTCTTTCCTTTTTTTTGAACGTGGCAAAAATAGCCGCGAGTTCATCGTCTGTGAGGATTTCTATCGTTGGGCGCTCCGCTTTGGGCGTGCGTATCCGAGTGTGCAGTGGTTCTTTTAATAATCCCTCGACGTGGCAAAAAGATAGAAAACATTTGATATGCCGCATATAAGTTTGGACAGTTCGCTTTGTCAGAGCACCTGCACCATGACGCTCACGGGGCTTGCTGTTGATGTAGATTTGATATGCATTCACATGTTCGATTGTCAACTCTGCAAGATGCACCTCGCCCGCACCAGCAATCCATTCAGAAAATCGCCGCAGAAAACCCCGATAACCGGTTATGGTTTTTTCGGTGTTGCCGCGTAGTTGCTGCTCCAGTATAAAATGATCAACGGCTTGTAATATTGTCATGTATTACGTCCTTTTTCTTTTTTCTGTTTTTAAGCTGTCTTTCCTTTTTTGATTTCGCTTGTGCGTATCTTAAATTAAAAGCCGTGGGCAAATCTTCGCTTTGCAGCATATCAGCCTCATCTGTGTTATAGATGACCATGCGCCCCATGCGGTGCGATTCGTTGTCACTTATATAGGATACAAAATCAGAAAAATCTTCGACAAACCCGGTTTCGAGGTTGTCATCATAAACGGCGTTGGACGCGATGGCACTCACTGTCCGCTGCATAACAACGCGCTTGTCCATTTCAAATGAATATTCGCGAAGTAGTTTTTCATTGGCCTTGATGCCACCCAACTTCGTGTTGCGCAGACGTAGCCACCACGCTAAATATTTAAGGTTACCGCTGGCATCTTTCCCAGCATGGAAAGCTAGTGTTTTACTCGTGAGATAATCAAGGAAAATGCCTTTATTGTCGAGTATCTTGTAAATGCGTTCCAACGGCGCTGGTATGGTTCGCTCCACCGTTCGGAAGTTTTGAATGAACTTGTCCGAGTAATAATAAAACTTGCGCTTTGTTTCGTATTCTATATTTAAAATACTGGTTACCTTGGGCATGTGTTCTTTGGCTAGCTTTTTGAAATCCGCAAGTGTTGTGCGCTCGTTGTCGATGGCAACTTTACATCTTTTGTAATAATCGGTTGGCACACATAACAACGAACATTTGAATATTTCTTCCAATATACACTTTTCAGAACCAACCGACTTACAGAATCCATGCTCCACATAGAACGCCACCGCGGCCTTGTATAAATAATCCACGTTGCGGAACGGGAACGCATATTCCATGCACCACTTATCGTAATAAGAAATCAATCCGTTGTCGTACCAAATCTTGAAAAAGAAATCTTTATAACCCATTTCGATTACTTCTTTTACCTTGTCGTAAATACGCGCACGGACGTTGTTGGATTCCTTGCGGCCAAAGCATAAATAATCCTTGTGAAACTTCGTGCCGTCCGTTAAATGCTCCAGATCGGCCACTAGCGTGACGTGCTTTAGATTGGTGTGCAAATTTTTCACGCGCCCTTTAGTTTCGACCAGTAATGCATCCACGTTAGTTATTGCATTAGTGTGAAAACAGTAGTCGATGCGCGATTCTCTGGTTTTCTCAATCGTGCATCCGTAATCAAGCAGCATCCGCTCGACCCGGCGATACGCATCAATCAAGATTTCATCCACGCCCCTCGTCCATAACCCGAATGCGCGGAGTTGAATCACTATACGCGGCGTGTTTTTGTTTGGGATGGATTTACAGATGAAAATATCGTAAAGGTCTTGCTCCGTCAGGCAAAACCCATAAAAACTATAACTTTTTAATGTCATGGCCAAACCGTATCCGAAGTCTATTGCATCATGTGCTTGGTTTGCCTCTGCCTTCTTTTCCTCTAAATATTCGATGAGCCGATTTAAATGAGTATCAATACCTATATTCTTCGCGTCGTTTGTAATGAATACAGAAAAATAGAGGTTGTCAACGGTGGGCAAAAACTTCTCTCGCTTCAACCCTAAGTACTCTTTTCTTCTTTCCGGCGTAAGTTCTTTGAAGAACCCAGTACGCCCGGTTTCCCTTGTAATAGACATGCTCTAACCCCTGTTTCATTTTTGTGGGCAAATGGTGTTTTGCCCACAAAATAAATTTATTGAAAATTCAGCATTTATGCGGTGTTGCTTTTGTTTTTAACCCTTATTTCGTGTGACGCTTGTACACTGCTGTCCGTCAGGGCTCATCTTGCTTTTATATCCCCCTCTATGGTTAGCGTGTACGGCCACTTTAACCACCAGCCACGCCAGCCGCTTCGTTGGGGCCCCCTTGCCCCCAACTGCACGTCTGCCGGGGTCGGTGGAACCGGCGGGGGTTCCCATCCATCTTCATCTTCTTCTTTTACACGTATTGTAGTTGTTTCGGTTGCGACGTCTTCGCTTTTGTTATTCACTTCGGGCAATTCTGCGGTCGCAGAAATATTTGTATTAATATTCGCTACTTGTTCGGATAGAAAATCATCAAACATCACGTAAGAGTCGTATATAGCTGCCGTTTTCTTTTTGAACCGCATGAACCTGCGGCTTATGACCAGTTTGTTGCCATACCAGTACTCAATACAAGCAAAGAATGTCCAAGGCAATAAGAACAACAGACCGTAGTTGTTTATCTTGCGGTGCTTTACCTCGTACTCGAACAGACATCTCACTTGGCGATCAATGAGCCGATCAAACTGGCTCGTCATGATGATGTGGTATCCAAGATGCCGATGCTTGGTAAAAAATAAAATCCAATCTGCGCGATCCTTACGTTGAAATTCGCGCGGATTAAATATGATTTGTGCCTCGTCGATGATTATGGTTGTCTGCCCTTCCTTGCCTTTGCTGTGGTTCTCGTAGGCATAACGATAAAAGAATTCTGGATTTAATTCTAAAATTGGGATATATACAAAATCGCCTATTCGCTTCTTGCCATTCTTGGACACCATATCGATGTCTATATTTACCGTTGAAATGATATTACGCCCCATCCGAAGCTTGAACCAAATGTCTTTCGCCATGTGGAACGATTTGCCGCTGCCGGGCGTACCGGAGTAAAAGCTAATCATGTAATTATCTTTGCCCAGCGCAATCCCGTTTTTGCTATATACCAAACAGCAATCGCCGCCAGCCATGCATTGGTTAATCCAATTATGGCGTCCATTGGTACAAACCAATTCAACCAACTCATCACTTCATTTGTTAGCATGAACTGTTGAAATTGTACGAACGGACACAGTGGAAGTGTATCTAATAATCTGTTGCCTGCGCTCATTAATCCATCAACAAACCTCGTTAACATGTCATCACCATTGGATTATTTTTTTTGTTGCAAACATTAAACCTACAAAAAATCCAACCCATACCGTCCATCGAATAACCATTGCTATATTTTCCAACCACGCAAAATCAATATCCAATACAAAGCCATCAAATACCGTTCCATTAAAATCTGCCGTAAATCGCGGAGGCGTCGCAGGTGCACTTAGCATTGTTATTGATCGTGCAAGTGAAAACGGTATAGAGAACGGAAAAATAGTCGTTATTCGATTTTGGTTTCCTACTGGAAATTGAAATTGCATTGTTCCGCCCATAGCATAGGGCAGTGCTTGCACTCCTGCGGCTGCGGCGGCTGCAGCTGCAGCAGATGCCGCCAAGTCCCTTTGAATTGCGTCTAGCCAATCCTGCGGGATTGCCGGAAAACCCGGCACCACAATCACATCATCTTCTTCTTCGGCCTCAACCCAATCGCTTGGATTTAATACGATGGTTGATGCACCTGTTCCTGTTGCCATTAACGCTTGCCATTCGTGCATTGTTTGCGGCCACCACAAGTAAATGATGTCATCATCACTTTGTGCGCCAGATGCGCCACGCACCGCATCCATTACCGCAGATTGATTCGTTATTATATTTTGCGCGGCTATACCAACGCTTACATTACGCTCTTCACTTGCATCAAAACCACGATAAAGCAGATTACCGACACGTTGTACGCCGTACCATACACCTCCACTTTCATCGGGTGATCTCCGTAAAAACAAAAAGTATAACCGTTGTTGTAATTCCAACGGAAATAACGGATTCCACGCAGTATGATCAATATTCAACCATCCTATTGGCGTTATCGTGATCTGCTGTTGAGGATTAAGCGATATTCTGTCGGGACTTGGGAACCCACCCATTCGTTCACCATTTCTATATAACATAACTCGATACATTCTTTGTGTTGGTGAATCTCCTCCTAATACTAAATTTACCGTATACGCTCTTCCACCAATATTAATGGTATCAGTTGTCCTACTCATTCTAATTAGCATTGAATTGAACCGCTCTATTTCTTCGTCACTACTATAAGCGGTATGAATATTAATACCCCAATGCCCCCAGCCGTCAAACAATTCTGTATCACGAATTACAGGAATCATGTGTAAATTATTTTCCGCCGCATGTTGCCAATGCAAATTCCCTAACGACCAATTCGCATTTGCTTGCACAATGTCTATTGGCCCAACAAATTGATTCATTTCGGGCATTATTAAATTTAATATCGTTTCCAAGTCAGCAACTGATGTTTTTAAAACTGCTCTCCTTGCTTGGTTTCCCCCGTGTAGTGGCTGCACATGCGTTCTGCCAACACTTATATTAGTATCGGGCACTAACCGCAGTTCCCCGGTCGGTGGCCTTGGATTTCCCCAAAAATCATAATCATCATTTATCGTATTCCATATTGCCGATACTAAATCACGTGTATTGCCAAAGAATTCCGTTGTTAAATCCCAGACTATTGGCCCCGTCGTAGACCAATCCGATGCCTCCGCGGCATATGAACCTGCAACGTTCAACATCAAATCCATTAACACCTTTTTCGCTACGGTTTCCGCCCCTATTGCCGGCATAATGTTTATCGGTCCAATAAAATTGGGGTCAATACCTTGGTCATAAACATGATCCAGTTCTTCTATAACCGCTTCTTCATCTACCGTTATAACAAAATAAGGCACTTCAACATCCAATCCTATGAATGCCGATGCCGTTTGCGCTGTTAATAACAGCAGTGTGAATATTATGATTATTGCGCGCTTTATTATCTTCATTTCTTAACCCCTTTTTACCTATGTACACCGGGCATGTTGCCGCGCCCGGATTGGTTGCCTAACCGCGCGTTAAGCGGCGAATCAAATTGATCCCGGCACGGATGGCGATGAAGGTACCCACCAAGCCAAGGCCGATTGGCAGAATAACCGCCAAGATTGACAAGATTTCCGATACAACCGAATTCATGCCCGATGCCATTACATCAGCAACGTCTACTGTCGAGGCCATGACCGTCATTCTCATGAACAAACTCATAAGCACGGTCAAAGCTACCGCCACTTTCATTTTCATACGTTTCATGCTGCACCACCTTTCCACGTTTAGATTTACCTCGTTTTTATTAAACTTAATACGAGCTTTACTCCCATGGGTAAAAAATAAAACGTAAAGCCCGTAAGAAAGCCATATGCAAGTGCTTGCAAAATCGCTTGTACTATTTGTTCATTCAACAAATCCGTCATGCTCCCGGCCTCCAGCCCATTGCAAAAATTAAAACTATAAGTATTGCAGCGTTAAACGCCGTTAGCGTTATCTTCCACATGCTTACTTGCTGTACCCGCTCAAGGGCTTGGTATGTCCTCCATTGCGTTTCTTCTGTGACTCTTATTAATGCGCTTAACAATCCCAACATACCCTCTCCATTGTCTCCGGGCATATTCGTTGCTCCCCCCATCTCGTTGGTCACCTCGCCTGTAGGCAATACGATTAAATTCGATGGGAGCGCGAATGCAGGGCGCGGTCCGGCGGTAGTCGTATCCGTTAAGGCAGTCCATATCGGCATCCCATCATTCATTACAAACCATAATAGATAAGCATTGTCTATCATATATGGAGCTCTCAACCACCACGATGCAGCCGCTCCCGCATCGTTCTGCGCTGGTTTTGTTATGTGTCCATAACACCAGCCACAACACAGATCTATCGAAGTAAAATATGCAAACCGTGCACCAATGCTTGTATGCGGTGTGCCCGTCATAATCTCGTCTAACCCAACTTCCGTGTGTGATGGTATAAATACTCTTGTTTCCAAACCATTTGTTCCGGCATTGACCACGGACGAGCCGCCAATTCCCGGCCTATAAGGTATCTGTATCGGTCTGATCAAATTGCGAATGCTTGTATCAATTCTTGATATATAATCATTGTTTAACCAACTGTGTAATGTAGTGTTTGCGTAATCGTTTTGGTGGCTATCATTCGCTTGCATGTTGTTTAACACTCGTTCACGAAGTAATATCGTTGAATTATTTAAACCAATATAATCGCTACTCGGAGAGTCATGTTGCACGACAATAAAATTGGTTAGCGTTCCGTTTTCTCTGATCGTTACGCGTGCGCCTATACGTTGCTGGCCAAGGGTTGCACTTTCGTCTGCAAATATTTGCACGCCGCGCAGGGATGACGTGCCAGGAATGCCTATAACTTGCCGAAGCTCATCAAGCTGCTGCGCCGTTAACATCGCATTGACCAAATCATTTTGTTGCATCAATATTAGCTGGTATAAAATTCCTTCCAGTGCTTCTACAACTTCGGTTTGATCTACGGTTACGTTTGTTTGCGTGTATGTGTGCGGCATCTCTACTGATTCGTTGGCATATATAGGCGTCTTAAAAATTAACGTCGCAATTAAAATTAAGAGGATGGCCGAAGTTATGGCCATAAGCCTTTTTTTATGCCCTGCTTGCTTCATGTCAATTCCCCCACGCATATATGTAAAGCCGGGATGTTAAGCCCCGGCTTGTTTTTGTTATGCCTTTTGTGTTGATTCTTTCATTTCAATCGTGTTGACGAATTCTATGTCAACCACTTGCATAGTTGGGATTTCGGTTGAGTTTCCGCGGACGTCTGTCTTGCGGGATACAACCATTTTTAAGGTTACCTCGTAGAGTGCCGGCGCGGCCTTGATTTTTGAACTTGTGCTGTAGGGCATGTTCATTTTCACGGGCTTGGTGCCGTGGATGGTTTGACCACGCTCCGCGGCTTCCTTGTCCAGCTTCGGGCTGAGATTGTCATCCATGATGAAGTAGGCCGACACGCCTTCGTTTCTTGTACCGTTTTCATTTTGGATTGAATACGGCGATGCAAACAACATGATGTAACGCTGTTTGAAGTTTTGCATGGTAGTGCTCCTCTCTGGGTTGAGTTGATATATGTTAGTTTTTAGTACCAGGGTTACCGACGGTTTGCCCGCCGTCGGACGGGGTGTTCCTTTCTATTTTTAAATTTTACAAAACTGGCAATCATGTTTGTGCTAACATATATCCCTTTTTGTGATTTTTGTCAATCCCCTTTTTTGTCTTCTCGAATCGTCATTGCCAATATTTTAAACCTCGATTGGAGTTTGATTATTTATGTATGCAGAGGTCTTTCCAAAACGATTGAAGTACTCACGCGAATATCTTGGCATAACCCAAATTGAGGCGGCCAACACGCTTAAAATTGCTCAAAATACCTATTCGAGTTATGAAACAGGAAGAAGTGAACCAAGCCTCGAAATGCTTGCTATGTTGTCAAAATTATTTGGCGTTAGCGTTGAATGGTTGATTGGCTTGTCATCCGACAGTGGGGTCAATGCCATGCGGCAAGTCATTGAAGAACGTGAACGTGAAAAAATACTTAAAAAAATGGAAAAAGAAGCGGAGCTTGATAGACGCGTTTGGGGGTAGCAAGTGACTTTTCAAATCGGTGACTGGGTGATTACGCTCCATTCCGTATTTCCTATTTTTACCGCAATTATCGCCATCTCACTTCTTATCCGATTTGCCGGGTTCATTCTGCGCGGAGTTAAACGCTTTCTCCGTTTTTTGGCAAAACCATTCAAACGGATCCACCGCCGCAATAAGTGGAATGAAGCCCGTGATCGAATTTATAAAGAAGCTGCCCTAAAGGATGCCGAACGCGAGGCAACAAAAGCCCGTGGACAAGCCACGGGTGGGCTGGGCAAGGATTCGTCGGATTAAACCGTTCCGACGAACCCCGCTGCAAGGATGGCCGCGCCGATGCGCGGGCTTTCATTAAGTAACGGTATCAATACCGCCGCAAAATGCGCGGCGCGAGTGGACGCAAAAAACGCGCCCAGTATTGACACCGGGCGCGGCTACATCGCTTAAATTAAATTACTGGCGTTCTTTAATTTCGTAATCAATAGGTCGGGGGTTCGAATCCCCCCGTTAGCTTAATCAAAATAGCCCATGAATATGGGCTTTTTTC